ATCAGGAAGAAGGTCAAGGCGATCCACGGGTTTTTGTACATCGCGAGCGTGATCGCCTTGATCCCCGTCGCGACGGTTAAGAGCGCCGCGCCGAACTCGAGCACCTCGGACACGACGAGCAGGCCGCCGAAGATCAGGAGCAGGCGATTCACGCCGCCGAGGCGGGCGACGATATCGAGCGCGTACTGCCCCCACTTTTTCCACTTCTCCAGCTGCGCGGTCCAGTTGACCGCGCGCAGGTTCTGCCAGAGCTTCGCGACCGCGTCGGCGCCCTTGTTCACGTACACGTGGATCTGCTGCGTGAGCCACTGGCGATTGACGACGATCCACTCGCGCACCGCATCCACGGCCTTCTTCGTGTACGGCGCGAGCGCCGCGCCGATGATCTCCTGCACGCGGCTGAACGCGCGGTGCAGGCGGATTTGCGATATCTCCAGCTCGTGCGCTTCGTGCGTCTCCGCGGCCGTCATCCGGCCGAGCTGCTCCATGTCCTTGCGCGCCAGGGCGAGCCCGCGCGATCCCAGCGCGAGCATGGGAATCAGGGCTTGTCCGCCCTTTCCGAACGCCGCGACCGCCAGGCGGGCGCGCTGCGCCGGGTTGTGAATGCGCGCGATCGCGTCGGCCAGCTGCGGCATCACGTCCGCGGCGCTGCGCACGTGGCCCTTCGCGTCGCGCGCGTTGAGGCCGATGAAGCCGAAGACCTTGACCGCTTCCTTGTTCTTGCCCGCGGCCACCTGCGCGAGCACCCGGTTCAGGCGCCCGAGGTTCGTGTCCAGCACGTCCGTCGGCACTTTCACCAGCGACGCGGCGTACTCCAGGTCTTGCAGGGTACTGACCGTGGTGCCGATGCGCGTCGACACCACGTTCAACCGCGAGCCTTCTTCGACGAAGCGGTTGAGGCCCTCCGCCAGGTCGAAGAGCCCGGCCACCGTCGCGCCGCCGGCGCCGAGGCCGAGGATCGGCAGCATCATGTGGACGAACTCCTTGCCCACCTTGATCGCTTCGTCGTGGATGGAGTGCAGCAGGCCGGGCAGCTTCGAGAGCCCGCTCTGCGTGGAGAACGCGCGGAACTGGCGGCCGATGCTGGACGCGACGGTGCCGAGGCTCGCGAGCTTCCGCTGAATCGCGGTGACGGGCGCGGTCGCCTTGTCGACGACCGCGATGACGGTGGTGACCCGGGAGACGACGTCGGTCGCCATCGTCGCTTACCGCTCCTGCGCGCGCTCGAACGCCTCTGCTTCGGCGCGCCGGATGCGCGCCACGTGCGCGGCGAGCCGCGGCAGCATCGTCAACGGGAGGGCCATCACTCCCCCGAAGTCTCCGAAGACGTACGCAAGATCGACAGCATGTCTTTCAGCTTCTCTGCCGATGGCGCAAAAAGGGGGAGCAGCGCCGCTTCAATCGTCTTCAGGTCCGGCACGGAGAAACGTTTGATCGACGACTCCGGGACCGCGGCCAGGCGCGACAGGAGCGTGATCAGCACGCGGAGGTTCGCCGGCTTGCCCGGCCCCTCGCTGAACGGATCGCCCGCGTGCCACAGGTCCATGCCAGTCGGCAGCTGGAGGGTGACGCTCGCAATGGTCTCGCCCTGCGCCTGGACCGGATAGAGCAGGTCGATGGTGCGCGGGAACGTCCGGCTGTATTCCTCGATGCGCTTCGACTGGACCTGTGCCTCGACGAGTTCCTCGGCGCTCAGGTCCTCGGTCGTGCCGGTGCCGTTCGTCATCAGGCGGCCTGCGGGAACGGCCGCGGCGCGGTGCCGCTGCCGAGCAGCTCTTCGGCGGCGCGGCCCTCGAAGCGGAACTCGATCGACCCGTCGGTGGTGTCGAGCGGGTTCGCCTTCGTGCACCAGGCGTTGCGGAGCACGTAGACCTTGCCGTTCAGCAGCTCGACGGTCACGGTCACGTTGCACATCGCCTGCAACTGTTCGATCGCCAGGTCTGGCGAGTCGGTGATCTTGCCCTCGACAAAGGCGACCGCGGGGCGCTCGATGTAGCCGTGCACGCCGTCCTGGCCGATGACGGCTTCGCGCTCGAAGTTCGCCATCGACACCTTGATCTCTGCCCGCGCGCGCAGCTGGCGGCCGTCCACGCGCAGGTAGACGACGCCAGCGACAACCGGGCAACTGGAATTTGCCATCGGCCTTCTCCTCCTAGGCCGCCGCGGCGGTGGCCGACGACGGATACTGCAACCGGAACTGCACGAGCATCGCGAAGATGCGGAGCTGGTTGACGAGGTCCGGCGGGAACAGGACGTTCACGCGATTCGGGTCCGTCGCGTCGCGCTCGACGACGAGGTAGGTCTTGAACGCGGTCATGTTCTCCGCGAGCGCCGCTTCCTCGAGCTCGCTGTAGAGGGCCACCAGCTCCGCCCGGATCGTGGACGGCGTGACGACCGACTGGCCGGCGCCGACGCGCGTGCCGTCGTCCGCGAGCTTCGCGCGCGGGAACTTCGACAGGATGCGATTCCGCGTCTCGCGGACGATCAGCTGGAGCGTGGCCGGCGTCTGCACATCGAGCCAGGACGGATCCGCCAGGCCCCACGCATCGCGCTGGTACGTGGTGATCGACCGCTGGATGCGGACCACGTCGTCGGGGCCGGCGTAGCAGGTGGCAATGCCCGCGAAGAGCAGCGACTGGTCGTCCTGAATCGCGAACCGCTGGCCGCGCGGCGCGATGATCGTGCCGATCAGCGGGAGGGTCTGGAGCGGGCGCGCGGGATCAGCGCGGAGCCCGACCGCGGCCTCGGCCGTCAGCGCCGCGCACATCCGCCAGGGCGGCGTGGGCGAGCCTTCGGGATAGCCGAGAATCGTCATGTGCGGGTCGTTCCGCGTCTTCCCGAACGTGACGAGGTTCGACGCGGTGTCCGCGCGCGCGCTGAAGGCGTGGCCGTAGAGCTGGATATTCCACGCCCACCGGCCGCTGCCCTCGCCGAATGCCTCCTGGGAGGCGTCGAGGGTGGTCGGATCGGACCACGGAATGCCGACGAAGTCGTACTCCGCGTCCGCGAGCTGCGCGAGCGCGTCCGTGATGTCCGGGTCGCCGCTGCCGCCCGTGAACGGCGTCACTGTCACGGTGAGGCCGGCCGGCACGTACTCGCCGCCGACCAGGCCGCGGAGGTTGACGCCGACGAACGTCGCGTTGCCGATGGTCCCGGCCGACCGCGCCGTCAGCGTGACGGCGCCCGCCGCCGCCGCGGCCGAGCACTGCGCGAACGGATCGGCCGCGATGGCCGCGGCGAGCGCCGTCGCGAGGGAATCCGCCGTGCTGGTCGTCGCGACCGGCACCGGATAGCGGCGATCGCCCACGTAGACGGCGACCGTGCCCGCCGCCGTCGCGGTGCCCGCGAACGTCAGCGTGCCGCTGGCCTTCGTCCCGGTCGGCTCCGGGACGGCGATGCACCACAGCTCGCCGGCCGGATCGTTCCGCCGGTAGACGTCCACCATGTCGGCCAGCATGGAGCCGCTGCCGAAGAGCGCCGCGGCGACGTCGGAGGACGACACCAGCGTGATCTCGTTCTCGTTCGCGGGGCCACCCGGCAGCTTGTGCCCGAGCAGGCACGCCGGCTGCGGCAGCTGGAGGTAACTCGCCTGCGTCGCGTCGAACTCCGCCCAGAAGAGCGGCACGCGCAGATTCGGCGGAATTCTGTTGAAGCTGACGGCCATCAGTGCGTCCTCCCCTCGGTCTCGGTCTCGCAAAGCAGCTCGTCGACCGGGCCGCCGGTGACCTTCGTGCGCGGGACCATGAACTCGACCTCGATGCGCCCGTCGGGGCCGGGGTAGCGGATGTTCGGATCCGCGGCCGGGTCGATCACGTCGACGTCGAAATGCAGGCGACAGAGGAAGTCCGGGATTACCGGGTCGTAGTTCCGGCCGAAGGTCAGGACGGCGTTGATGGTGCCGCCCATGGTGCGCCGGTCGGTATCCTCGACGCGGCCGAGCACGCCAGTCGTCTCCCACCGCTCGACGCCCTGGAACATCGCGCAGGAGTGGCCGTTGACGTGCAGCGTGTACCACGCCGGATTCGGCAGCAGCGCGTTCGTGATCTGCTCGCAGAGGTTGTCGAACGACTGCTGGCTGTCGACCATCAGGCGCGCGGCGGGCTCGAGGTCCTGCGCCACGGGCGTCTCCACGATGACGTCGATCGCCAGCTTCAGCGCGTAGCGGAACTGGAACGCGCCGACCACGCCGCCGTCGATGCCCTCGCCCGTTTCGTCGAGCGTGTAGACGCCGATCGCCGGCAGTGGCAGCTCGCGGCGGTAGGGAATGATCGGCGTCGGATAGACGCGGTCGCCCGCCGCGGTGCCCGCGGCCTTCAGCACGGCGACGGTGGCGAGACGGATGACGTGCCGGTCGAGCATGGGCTCAGACCGGCTCGCCGCTGCTGTCCACAAAACGATACTTTGTCGGGACCGGCGTGGGCGACGGAATCGGCGCGGGCTCGTCGACGGGCGGCAGCGGGGCCGTGCTGCCTGGACCGACACGGAAGCAGCGGCACTTCACGTGCCCACCGCCGTCGGGCTCGACGTCGGAGACCTCCCAGCGCGCCCCGCGCGCCTCGAACTGCCAGCCCTGCGCGGGCATCTCCGCGTTGGGCAGCTCGAGGATCCGAAAGCCGACCCAGGGCGCTTGGTTCGACAGCTCGACGCCGATCGCCAGGTCGGCGTGCGCGGGCGGCGAGTCGAAGATGCCGCGCACCGCGGCGCCCGCCGGATCGCCACCGGGGACGAAGAGCAGGACCGGCTCCGCGAACGCCCACATCTGGCGTTCGAGAGCCAGGTCCTGCTTGTTCCAGAAGCCGAGCACGGGATCAGGCGGTGGACGCGACGAGCTTGACCCAGGACCGCGTCGCGTCGTCCGGCGACACGCCTTCGGCCGCCGACGGCGAGCCGACGCAGTAGCCGATGACCTTGCCGCCCGTCGCCACGATCAGCTGCGTGGTCTCGTCGAAGCTGACGGCGGCGCCCTCGGTGAGGGTGACACCGCCGGTGCGCTTGAACGAGAACACGCCCTCGACCGAGATCTCGGCATCAGCGCCCGCCGCCACGTCCGTTCCGGCGACGCCGAACGCCTTGCCGACCACGACGCCGTCGCCCGATTTGAGCGCGCGCGGCGCCTTCAGCGTGACGGTGTTGCCCGGCTGTACGAAGTTCTGCATGGGGCGCTACTCCTTGTGCGCGCGCGCCGACGTGTGCGGCGTCGCGGCCTCCGTCTGCGCCATGGCCTCGAACACCGTCGGCAGCGC